CTGCGTATATCTTAGCTCTTTGTGCTTTTTCTGTTTCAATGTTTTGTTTAAGAAGTTCTGTCTTGTAAAAATCACCTGCGTACTGTCCTAGAATCATAGCCGCCTCACTTGGGGTTTTAGCACTCTTAGCACGGTTAAGAAGATCGACAGGGGCGTTTTGAGATGAAGCGTTGATTAAAATATCTTGTAATGCCTTATCGTTTGCTTGTCTCTTGTCTAAATCCTTTAACGCTAAATTTGCCTTCAATTCCTGTTCTCTAGCTTGTTTCTTTTCATCTCTTGAGAGAATAGGTGCAAGTGCTTCAAGTTGTGACTTGTAGAGGGCAATTTCTTCCTTGTAAGGGGCATATTTTAAATCTACAGCTTGCTGTGCTGTTTCCATAGCTAGTTGAATATTCCCTTGAGTTGCTAAAGCAGAAGCATTTAAGACACCAATTTCAGCCATTTTTAACGCGCGAGCAATTTTTGCATCTCTTTCTACAGACTGTTGTTGACCTGTAATAAACTCCATTGGGATTTTCTGTTGCTCGAGGTTTTGTACACTTTGAATCAAACGGACGTCATCTTGTTGAAGTTCTGCTTGCTTTTTAAGTATTTGAGAGTTTATGTCCTGTAATTGCTTTTTAAATTGCCCTACACCTGACGCTATTTGTGCCTCACCGAGTGCTTGTTGTTCTCCTGTAAGGTTTTGAAGACTGCTAAAAATGCTTTCACTCAACTTGTTACCTAGTTTCTGTGCTTCAGTGTCTTCTACTTCTGACTGTTGGAGGATACGGTCAGCTTCATTCGTGAATGTTGGGGTGGTTGTTGATACCGGTGCCTCTGGTAAGGTGATTTGTGGCTCTGGTTTCAATGATTCTGGTGTAATCACCTGACTCGTATTTGTCTGATTTGTAGGAATTGCTGGAGCTGGTGTCGGTGTGCCTTGTGGATTGTTAAAGTTCGTAGCATTTTTTGTTGCTGGTACTGTGAATCCGTTGATTGTTGCTGTTAATGGTTCCATTTTATTTAATTATATTACAGAATAAGTCCTATTGCACGCAATTTTGTTTCTAATTCGTTAATACGCGTTCTCATGTTCTCAATTATTACAGAGTCAGAATTATTTAAGTCTACCAATCCGCCAGTTGAGAGGGCGGAAGCGTCTGCGGTTGTTAATGACTCTTGAGGAGCGTTCCGTAAACACTCTCTCGCAAAGAGCCTCGCGCTATCTGTTCCGGTGTGTCGATGGTCTTCTACCATAATGATATTGATATTACTTCTAAATCCCAGTTTGTTGGGTTTGGTGACGTGTATTCGTTTTGATCTAATTCGATTTTCATTTGCAAGTTTTCACAATCTGCAAAAGGGGCATCAAAAAGAAAAGACACTTTAGCTCCCAAGTTGGAATATGAGTATGTTCCAATCACTTGATAGTCTGATTGTGTATCTCTTCGGAGAGAAATACGTATTTGATGTTGATACGTTAAAGGTTTTGCAAGAATAAACTCACCATGTTGAAAGGTTTTTTTAGCGTTTGATGAGCCTACTCTAAATAATGCAGTTTCTATTACAGCGTGAAAGCCTGCATATGCCTTTGTGAGTGTATAGTCAATACCAAAATTACCAGTGTCCGCCCAACCTGTATATGTTGAACCTTGATATGATGTATCAAGAAATCCAATACTACTACTCGTGATGTTTCCTGTTGAAATTGTCTGTTTTAGACAAATAGGGTAGCCCTCTGACAACGCAATTTCATATACACCGAGTTGGTCTGCTGTACCAGAGTACAACGAAACACCAACAATAAGGTTATTGTTTACATTTGTTGTTATAGCGTTAGGGAAATAACAAATAGAGTTGGCAATGTTTCTATCTTCTGACCACGGAATACGCCCTATTTTTCTATATGAGGTTCCGTCTGTCACATAAATGTTTCCTGCTGTTCCAGCGCACACATACACCACGTTATTCACGGAAAGCATTGCGTGTACTCCGTTTTCTTGCATTTGTACTGGTATTTCAAATGATGGCGATACTCTGTCCCACGGGTAGATATTAGCCACCCGTTGGTTTCCTCTTCCTAACCAGTTTGTCCCTCCTTGTGTACCAATAAGGAGAAGCCTACCAAGCTCCACCATTGTGACTGCGTATTGACCAGCAGGTAAATCGAGAGCTGATGTGTTGAGTGTTGCTGTTGGATCTGTACCCGCTGTTCCTGCCACGAAACTTGATATTGTCGCTATTTTGTCACCATTACAGATGTATAGAATATCATCTTGAGCAACAAGCATTTTCATATAGAAACCGTCAAACAAACCTGACAAAATTTTCCAATTTTGGGTTATTCTAAGAGTAGAGAGACCGTAAGCAAATAAGTTTGCATTTGTAGTTACGATTATGTAATCCTTGTATTCAACCATGTCATAGGCAACATCGGTATTACCGGAGGAAGGTGTTATATTTGTAAGGAAACTTCCATTTTTATACAAAGCAGAGCTTCCTAAACCCATAAGAGAACTAACTAGAACAAACTCATCACCATTTGATGCTTTTAGATATTTAACAGGTACCGCTTGAAGACTTGAGTATGCAGCAATTTCTTCGTTTTGTTTAGAAATCTTTACGATTCCCGGATTGTCAAAAACTTCACAATTCCTCATCGTAGCAAACCCTAAGAACGGAGATTGAGCTTGCCCTTTCTGCCAGTCTGTAATTGTTAGTTTGCCGTCTTTGTACATATTAGAAGCGTGCTATTGGGGTTAGATTCATCACACGTGCCGCTTGAGTTGTGTTTGATTCAACAGTTCCCGCATTTATTAAGTAGAAGACTGATGCATTACCTATAATTAAAGCAATAGCGCTTCCCGTAGCAAAGATGGGATTACCACCACCACCAATAGCTCTTGTGATGCTTGTACTTAATGTTCCAGTGAAAGAGTACTTGTAAATGCTCGATGACGAATCTATAAAGTAAACATTTGTTCCATCGCTAATAGCTGCCACCGTAGAAATTCCATTTAATGTTGTGACTGTCGCTGCGTTCGTTGCGGTAGTTCCTGATATTGTGTACCTATACCACGTTGTTGTACTGTTACAGATAATTAAATCTGTACCATTGGTGTACATTGACGAGTAGTTTGCTGTGTCAAAATCTGTTCCAGATATAGTTATTGAAGTATCATTTGTCAAATCTGCCTTATCAAATCTTCGGATAACAGAAGTAGTGCCCGCTAATACATACGATAGGTACACGTAAGAACCAACTACTGCAATCCCAAAAGTTTCTGTTGTCGAATTAAACGATCCTCCGTTATTATGAGCAACAGAATGTGTTTTATAATAAGCACCTGACGTATCTTTTGCAAATCTTTCTAGTTGACAAGTCGCAGTTCCTGTTACAGTTACAGTATAAAATACTGAACCATCTGTCTCTGATGTGGTTGTATTTACTCCTCTTGTAACAGTTGTAACGCCCGTATTTGTAAGTCCTAGAATTTGGTTGTAATAAAGACCAGAAGAAGAAAGTGCACTTGAAAGTGTTGATGTGACAATCGCGTCTGTGCCGTTGTACATTACCTCCACAAGTTGGTTTGCAAGAATGTCGCCCGTTTCTAAAGCTGTATACCCAGAAGCAGAAGGCTTTTTGAGGGTAAGCGCGCCTAAACTGTTTACATTAAGTGTTGCGGTTCCTGTGTTTGCAGTATTTGCTTTGAACCTGAATACTTGACCTGTTACGTACGCTGTAGGCACTGGAGCAACTGTAATTGCGTAAGTGTCTGTGCCACCTGCATCTGCTGCGTAGTCGTATGTTTGTACGGTTGTGAGAGTTGAAGGGTTAACGAAAAGTCGTGCGCTTGTTCCTCCTGCGGTAGTGCGTGCAAGTGTTTCTGCAAGTGTCGCTTCTTCTACAACTCCTTTTACTGTTGTACTTGCGTCTGTAGCAGCCGGATTTGCTACCCATGCTGGAATACCAGAGGCTTGAGCTTCAAGAATCTGTCCTGTAGTTCCGATAGGTAGACGTGTTGTAGCTGCCGACCCGTTACGGTAATACATATCGCCCGTAGCGTCTGACCCCATGTTTATTTGAGGTGCAGTAAGTGTTTTGTTAGTTAGGGTTTCTGTACCTGTCTTTGATACAGCTTTATCAGAACCAGTAACACCTGAAAGTTTATAATCGTGTGTGGTTGTAACAGCAGATCCGTTGATTCCAACCTTTGCTTCAAGAGCTTCTATAGCATCATTAGCATTTGAATGTTGAACATCGTGGTCAAGTGCCGCTGTTGCGTTCTCCATTAGGTCTGAACCTGTTGGATTTGGAAGTGAGTCAAGTGATGTAGGAAAGTTTATTGACATGTTAGTTTTTTGTTCTATTAACCCACACCGTTGTGGCTTTACCGTTATAATTTATTGTTGCTTGATTATATGTTTTCCCCGCCTGATTGTATGTGAAACCAAGTTGTGTAGCGAATTTTTTAATTTGTGTCCAGATACTCATATAATTATCGTGTATTTTCTACACGTGGGGTTAATTTTCTTTTAAAGTCCAACTCTCTGTAAGCATAGAAAGTAGCGATTGCTCCTTGATCGTTGCCACCTTGTAGCTTATTACCTTCATAGAAAGCAAGGCGTGCTTTTAATGAGGCTTGTTTTTGTAAGTCTTTAGCACATGCATAAATGTATGCACAATAGAGTGATATGTATTTATGGAGATGCTTAGCGAATCCAGGTTCTTTGATTGTGTCTCCTACTACGAAGTAATCTATCTTTCTTTGGAAGTATGCACGAAGCCCCGCTGTGTAGTTATAGTTAGGTGCTGGATATAGAAGGATAGAGTCACCCATTTTATCGTAGTACATTGGAGTACCATTTGTAGTTTCGAAACCTGACAAAGCTTCTCTTTCATCGAGACTCATATTGTCGATAGGAATAAGGCGAGTCCATTTACCTGTTGAGTCAGCCATTTCAATAGACTTTATAACAAGGTACTCTTCATCAAATGAGTAGTCTTGTTGCCCTGAAACAATGTCTGTTGTTCCAATAGGTAGATCTGTAGAGTTTGTAGAGTCAAATTGCCATCTTTGGTCTGCACCTAGAATGAGGGAAACAACTGTATCAAGGGCGGTGTTGGCATTTCTTGTCAGATCAGCCAAGGGGTATGTAGTAGCATCCGCATTTACTTCAAAATAAGCGTCTTGGACTATGCCTTGTGATGTCGATACGTCGTTGAATTGCATATTGTTTCTAGTTTCCTAGTCACAAAGGGTGTAAACCCTCTGAGTTAAGAAGCTAAGTTCTTGCTCCTTTACTTAAATTTTCTTTTGCCCCGTTTTTTACGCGGAACGGGTAAACACGTAAGCTGTAGGACTTGAGAACATGATTGTATATCGCGCCAATCCTGTTACTCCTGCTGCTACTGTTAGGTCTCCAAAAGAACCTGCTGTGTCAACTGCTGCTGTTGAAAGAATACCATTTACCGCAACTGCGATTGTTACAGTATTTGCACCACCAGTGTTGTTTACATAGAAGTCAAAAGTTGTTCCAGCTGTTGCACCAATTGCCGCTCCTAATAGTGTTCCTGTTGGAAGCGTTATTGTTGTAGCTGCTGCTGATGTTGTCAAAATGTATCCTGAAGCGATTTGTGCAGCCGTAGCTGTAGCCGTTGCTGGGATAGATACAGGTGATCGTTGTACCTTTCTAGGGTTATCAAGTACTGGATTTGTAAGCTCTAGTCCGGTTGTAGTTGTTGCTGACATATTTTTTTTTATTACTTCTTATGAGGGTTTCAGAGAGAGCGAATCGGTGGGAAGCACTCCCTCTAAGCCCCCCACAAGAGGGGTACTAAATTTACGCAAGTGTGATGTCAACAATGAGGTCTGTTTTAACAGCCCAAAGTTTGAAACCAACGTATCCGAAAGTTGCGATTTCCCAACCTGTCTTTCCAGAAACCATTTTCTCTTCTGTCTTAATTCCACCTGGAAGAGCGAATGTAGAAACATTTTTAACTCCGAATACTCGGTGTCCAGAGTTTGTCCATGTCTTTGTTCCCATAGTAGCGTCTGTAAATGTTCCAGATCGTACTACATGAATATCAACTCCCATCCACTGTCCTACTTTACCGTTATTAAGGGTAGTATCAGCCATTGTGAAACCATTTGTAGCTCCTGCTGTAATGATTCCAACCATGTCTGTGTTTTCAACAACTACGAACATATTTCCGTAGTATGCCTCAGTGTATCCTGCAACTTTAGAAACGAGGTTCGCAAAGATTGCGTTCACATTTGCTGCTGTAGCGAATCCACCTGCCGGCGTTGTGTATGTTCCTGTTCCGTCTTCACAAAGATTGTTTACAACATAGTTGTCAATCTTAGCTGCAACATTGAATCCCATCTGTTCTGTTCGAGCTGTGAAAAGGTCGAACATTGTCAATGACTCTTCAAAGTCTTTAATATGCTCAGCTACGATAAATTCATCAACTACAGTAAGTGTGTCATCTGTTGTTGTGAAGTCCGCAGGAGTATATGTACCAGCAAGTGCCTGTACGGTAATTGATGGTGTTGAACTGTAAGGAGACTGGATTCTAAAGTTGTTTGATTCATCACGTACACAGATTTTATCTGCTACGAGTGCGCCACGAAGTGCTGTATCAAGAACTTGTGAGCGGTATTTATCACGATATACTCGTGATGCGATTGTATTTGCCATTTTAGGGTTTAATTATTATTTAACCCCACCGATTGCTATTTTGTAGCCCTACGTGCCTTGATGAGTCTCGCCATATCTTCATCTGATTCAGGCATAATGCCTTTCTTAGCGTTAGAAAGTAGAGTTTCATCTGAAACCTTGCCTGTACTTCTCCGCGACCCTCCAGTGTTTGTTGCGAGTGCGGTATTGCGCATCTCGTTCTTTTCCTGAATTGTTGCTTTGACTACAGAGGACTTGAGAGCTTCTTGTACTGAAATACCTTTAAACTTCGCATATTCTAGTACTTCTGCAACATCATCCTGTTCTAAATTAGCTTTTGATAGAGCAATGATGTCCATTGTAGAGAGGTCGCTTTCTTTACGAGTAACTTGTTTCTGCTCTGGTTCTTTACCTTTTCTTTCTGCCTTTTCAGCTCGAATCTTATAGTTGTTTGCTAATTCTTGTGCTTTTGCAAGTTGAGATTTAACATCGTCTAAAGTTTCTTCTTCTGTAGTATCAAGGTCTACAGATTCCTCTTGAGAGTTTGAGATGATCTCTTCATCATTTTGTGTATCCATTTTTGTAGAAGGTCTTTTAGGATGACCAGCGAATCCTATTAGTGATAATTATAATACTTACCTATTCGCAATGCAAATATTATTTTGTTGAATCCTTTTTGAGTCGTGACAATGTATCTTCAACCGACTCATCTTTCTGTCCAGCGAGTAGAGATAATTGCAAAAGACACTGTTCTAAATGACTGATAAGAGTGTTACGAGCCTTTAGATTGATAAGTGCTTGGTCTGCGTCTAAATCTTCTACTTTGAAAGTCATCCAAAGGTCGATATTTTGTCCAATTGGTGCATCTGGTAAAAGTTCAGGTAGAAATACCTTACGTAAGAGCTTTAATGCTGTTTCGTTGTCTCCATAGAGAGCTTTAATTGTCGCCAACTCTTCTTGAGAAAAGCGCATTTGTTTTCCGTTCATAGTTATTCTGATTTCTTAATTCGTAATTTAGGTTCAGTTTTTTGTTCTTCTGATTCCTCTGTAAGTCCGTATCGAGCAAATAGTTCCGCTTTCTTAGCTTCAAACTTTTTAGGGTTCTGTCGCTTGTATGCTTCAAGAGCCTGCATTGCCTGCTCTTTGTTTTCTTTGCTTATTGGTTGTAGTTCTATTTTAGCCATAGGCTTTGTAAATAATTGCTTTATAAATTTCAACATAATCTGTAATCCCCAACCGATTACACCCCACCGATTGGGTTAGGTTGCTGAGGTTGTGGTTGTGACTCTAGGCTGGCAATTTGAACAGGAGAGATTGTGCCTGTACTTGTGAGAATTTCGCCGAATACAAGTTTCTGTTCTGGTGTCATTGGTCTGCCTTGTAGGTTTGTGAGTGTTGTAAAGAGCGTATTAAGTGATGTTAGATTTGCCTGTTTGTTTGATGATTCACCTGTAATTTCCACTTCAACATCCATTTCTAAGTCTTTGAATACTTCTTTCCAAGTCTTATCATCAATCTCTGACGGTTTAAAGAAACGGTAGTCGCCTTGTTCTTTTAGGTCTTCTTGAAGTTTTGTTTTAATCCCTTCTAAGTTAGGTTGTTGTGCGATTTTACCATTGAGTACTTGCTCCTTAATCATTCTATTCGATTCTCGTATCGCTTGATTCTTTATGTATGAGGATTCTATCTTTGAAATATCGTAGTCAGAGAGGGTCATTACTATTTCCTCCTTTGTATCCATCTTTGACTTAATGTGAGGGATAATATGGGTTCTCATGATACTTTCTAAAGAAAGACCTTTATTTTCAGTCATTATCTCAAATAGTGAATGGTTTTCTTGTAGTAAAGCCTCTGTTTGTCTCCACGCTGTTCCTGATGGTGGGTTATTACCAAGCATTGAGTCTGAAATACCTACAATTTCGTTTCCTAGTGACTTCCACTGGTTGCCAAAGTTTTGTAATGACGTTATGTCGTGGGAGGTGTTGTTGAGCTGGGTAAGTGGTTGATTTACGTTGTGAATCAAAATATCACCATTTTCTACAGCACTTAATACATTTTGACCGATAAAGTTTGCATCTGCTGTCTGGTAAACAAGTTTTGACGCTAGGTCTAATTGGTCTTTGATAGCCTTAGTTGTGTGATTCATCATCCACTGCGCTTCAAATAGGTGTTCAACTGCCCCAATTGCCATTGATCTACCGTCTTCTTTGATTAAATCTGTTACCTCGTATGGGTTCTTTTCCTTTCCTGATGCTAGAGTGAAGTCGTCGTATTCGCCTTTCTCTTTTGATTCTACAAACGATACGACGTGCATTTGCTGTACAAAAGTCCTTTCGTCACTTTCTTTCCCTGTTAAATACGAGAGTGGAAGTTCTCCGTGTATTTCGTAGAGTTTTATATATCCGTCCTTGTTGTCCTTGCGGTTTCTATCGAGCGTCTGACGCGCTGTAGTCGCGTCTAAGAGGCTATTAACCATATCTTGGTCATATCCCACACGTGACTTCAATTGAGCCGGTGTAAGCTCTAATACTTCGATTATAGGGTTGCTTAAAATATCAACAGAATCAACAATAAGCCTGTTCCAGGGAATTACCATTGGGTATAAAACACCGTCTATTGTTACAAACTTACTCACCGCTGTGCCGTATCGCGCTAATACACGTCCCCAGTCATTAAGAAATTGTCCAAAGTTTACTTTCCGCATCCACGCCTGGAGGTGGATTGTCGCAAGAAACGCTTCAACAGTATCCTTTCGCTTTGTTGGCTTTACTCGTATGTCTTTTCTATCAATGTCAGTTGCCCTGTACCAAACATTAGACGCTGCTGTAACAATGTTAAAGAAAGGCTTCTCTCTACCTTGTGAGTCAGTCAATCCAGATGTGTGTTTACTATTCAAATAAGCATCTATGGTTTCTACGTTGTCTTTTAGTGACCAGTCAACATACTTTGATATTGTTGTTTTACCAGTGATATAATCCTGTTCATTCTTTCTTACCAAGTCGCAGATATTTGTTTGCATTTTAGAATCCACCGATTCTATTTAGTTATTTTCTAATTATATACTTATTGCAAGTGTATGTAAATTATTTAGTCGAGTTAGCCCCCTGATTCGCCGCTTTGTTCTTCATAAAGGAAATTTGTTTGTCTATCAAAGCAGATCGTTCCTCCCCTATATCTGTCCGCATTTTCTTTCTGATTTCAAAATACATCCTCATAATAAAACAATCGCTGTCGTCCGGACTTCTACCAATTACAGATTTAACATCATCTTTCTGGGTTGCCATTCTCTTACCGTCTCCGGTAGAAGCGTCTTGATACGTCGCTAGTTCTTCAATTACATTCTCTTTCATTCTGCCCGTTACTTTGCTTGCAATCCTATGATTATTAACGTTATCTGCAAGGATGAAAATACATTGTGACCTAAGGTTTTTGTAGTCAGATGTCAGGCTTGGACTGTTATTAGAATAATGGACATTTGGAAGTCTAACAATGTCCATATCCGTCTTTATTGGGCTGTATGATGACTTATAGCCTACAATCCCGTCTAATTGGGAAGAAGAAGCAACGCCTGCACCGACACCGATAGCATCAACCGCGATGTTTGAGTAAGGAATCCTATCTTGAGTGGCATATTCTCTGATTTTCTGTATAACGCCCTCCGTGTTTAGTCTCTCAAACTCTTCTCTTCGGTATTCTTCCATACCTTCCCAGAAGGAAAACTTAGTTTTGTCAGTTCCATCATCTGCAATATCAACAATAAGATATTTGGCGTTTTCTTTTGTGACAGTATTTGAAAATACATCAACAAGAGCATCGTACTTGAATAATGAGCCTGTGTTTTCCACGTATTCCGCCAGATATTCCTGTTTAAAGGTGGAATAATCAAGCTCTATTTTTGCCTTTTCTATCTCTTCCTTTGGAATAAAGGGATTGTCTTCTGTCTTAAATGTAAATGCCTGATAGTCTTCGTCATTCTCCGCTATCTTCTCAAGTCTTTTTAAGTTAGGGTTTTCTTTCTTTGGAGTACCTGAAAACATGGCCTCTCCTTTCAAGTCAGTGAGTGCGGGTCTGAATATCTCTTGCCAACCAATGAAAAAGTCTTTCATGGTATCTAACTCATCAAAATAAATCTTCTTGGCTTTTCTTCCTCGAAAGTTCTCTCTATTCTCCCAACCTGCAACAGTTATCAGAGAAAACCCACCGTCTACAGTTGGTACTTTCATTTCTAGTCTACTTTCATTAACTTCACTTATTGTTGCGAGTCTTGATTTTAAAGCTTCCCATATAATAGCTCTAGCTTGAATTTGTGTTGGCGCAATGTAAAACACAGGAGATTCATTTTCCTTTATCGCTGTATATGCCATATCCTCTATTTGCAATGAGCTTTTGCCAGATCGTCTACCAGCCCTTACTATTTTAAATCTAGCTTTACTTGCTATTACTTGCTTTTGTTGATTATGTAAAATCATTTTCCTTGAAATGCTGAGTCAAAGGATATTTTTAGGTCTTTACCGTCTTTGCCTGTTACTTCTGAGCGTTGTGCAAATTCGTTTTTTCTTTTTCTCTCTAAGAACCACTGAGCATCATGAGGATTATCAAGTGCTTTAACGATTGTTTGGCGAGCTTTGATAAAAGGTCTTTCTTTTAACATCTCTTTTCTCTCCAAAAAATCAGGATTTTCATTTTGGTAATTGTAAAGGGTAGATTTACTAATATCCGCGTAACTACAAGCTTCTAAGTCAGTTCCACCTATAGCAAAAACCATCTCTAATTTAGATATTATTTCTGGAGTAATTATTGTTGGTCTTCCTAGTTTTTCTGCCATATAATTTCTTGTCCATTCTTCTTAATTTTATCATTCCCCGTATAATCTACATAGCGTTGGACTATTACGTCTATGTACTTAGGGTCAAGTTCCATTGAGCGATTGATTCGGCCTATTTTCTCGCAGGCTATTAATGTAGAGCCACTGCCTCCAAAACTATCTAAAACTATTTTTTTGTCAGGCTGGTCTGCTAATGCTATTTCAATCAACTCGACAGGCTTCATAGTCGGATGAACGGTGTTTCTTTGGCGTTTTAACGTCCACACATCGCCCCTTAATGTTTTATGGCCACCAAAATCACCATAATAAAATATTATTTCATGCTGTTTGAAATACTTATCCAAATGTTGTGCTGGGTTTACTTTGTTCCAAACAATCATTGCTTTTGGTTTTCTGCCAATCGCCTCCATTGCCTGCTTAAAAAGATGCGCATAATGCCAAGAGCAGCACACATACATAGTTTCACAGCCGACTATTGACTGCGTTAAAAAATCAACAAAATCACCATCACTCATTTTGTCGTTTTTAATCTTTTCTCTTTTATCCTTTACACCTTGATAGTCAATATTGTAAGGCGGGTCAGTAAAAACCATATCCGCCTTCTGCCCATCCATCAGCCTTTCAACCGCATCAATGCTCGTACTATCACCACACATCAACCGATGATTACCCAACAGCCAAACATCGCCTAACACGGTTACAGGGTCATCCACCAACTCAGGCACCTGGTCTTCGTCAACAAGCCCCTCTGTAGTCTCACCACCCATCAGCAAAGCTAATTCATCATCACTAAAGCCAATCAAGCCCAAATCAAAATCTAATTCTTTTAATTGCTCAAGTTCTATTTTAAGCAACTCGTCATCCCAGCCCGAATTAAGAGCTAGTTTGTTATCCGCAATAATGTAAGCCTTCTTTTGTGCCTCGCTTAAATCACTTAGCGTAATCGTCGGCACTTCATCCATTTTCAGCTTTTGCGCGGCCATGATTCGGCCAT